GAAGGACTTTTCCCGGCAGATCTGGAAGCGGACCCGGATCTGGTCCCTGGAAAAAGAGACCAGGGGGATCAGCTTCATCCGCCCCTCTTCTCCGTCTCCCATGATCCGGCCCACCTCCCGGTTGGTATACTCCCGTACCATGAAGCGGACCTTCTGGGACGTGGATACCGGTTTCAGGCCCTCCGTCCCTTCCTTTCTTATATACGCTCCATATACAGCCTCTCCATGGGGGCAGAGGACTGTGTTTCCTCCTTCTCCATGGCAGCCCAGCGAGCAGTACCCGGTCCGCTTCCCATTTTTATCCACACGAGAACAAGAGTAGTCAAAAATCTGACTACCCTTGCGCAGAATACGGACTCTGTACCGTTCCGTACCGTCGGTCACTTCTCCTCTGATCTCCGTTTCACCTTTCCAGAAGGTATCTGCGGAAAGTCCGGTTACCTCCATGATGCCTCCCTGTCCTGTTTCCAGTCCTCTGGTCCTGCAGGATCCTACATCCGCTCCGGTGCTTCAAAGCCCAGAAGACCGATGCAGGTGGTGAGCACGCTCCTGGTGAGCGTTACCAGGCCGATATATCCCGCCTGCTTCTCTTTATCCTCTTCTGCAATGATCTTCGTTTCATGGTAGAAGTGGTTTAAAGCGTTGGAAAGCTCATAAATATACGCACAGATCTTATGGGGAGCCAGCTCTTCAAAGCCTGCCTCCATTACCTCGCTGAATCTGGATAAAGCCAGCATCAGGGTCTTCTCCGGCTCTGCCTCCGGCGGCAGGATCACCGGATCTTTCGGAGTCCCGCAGACTGCCTCATATTTTTTCAGGATCGAATTGATACGGGCAATGGTATAGAGGATATATGGCCCCGTATTTCCTTCAAAGGACGTGAACCGCTCGATATCGAACACATAATCCTTGGTGGCCTGGTTGGAAAGGTCGCCGTATTTTAATGCGGCCAGTCCCACGATCTTTGCGGTCTCCCTGGCTTCCTCCGGAGAGATGGTCCGGTTTTCCATGATCCGGTTGTAGGCGGCTTCGCTGATATCGGCGATCAGGTTTTCCAGCCGCATAACTCCGCCCTCTCTGGTCTTAAAGGGCTTTCCGTCTTTGCCGTTCATGGTCCCGAAGCCTACGAAATCCATTTTCCGCTCCGGCGCCACGATCCCGGCCTTCTTTGCCACCCGGAATACCTGGGTGAAATGAAGGTCCTGACGCTTGTCCACCACATAAATATAGTGGTCCGGATGGAAATCCTGCTCCCTCTCCACAATGGTGGCCAGATCGGAGGTGGCATAAAGAGCAGCCCCGTCGGATTTCCGGATGATGCAGGGCGGCAGCTCCTTGGTATCTGTCTCCTCTGCAATATCCACCACCAGGGCTCCCTGGCTCTCATAGGCCAGGCCCTTTTCCACAAGATCATCGATCATCGCAGGGATATAGGGCTGGGCATCGCTTTCACCCTTCCATAAGTCAAACTCCACGTTCAGATTGGAGTAATTTTTCTTTAGATCCTTTAAGGATACGCTCATGATATGGTTCCAGATGGCACGGTAGGGCGCATAACCGCTCTGGAGCTTAAAGGTGGCCTCCTGGGCCCTCTCCTTAAACGCCTCATCCACCTTGGATTTTGCACTGGCTGCCGGATAGATCTCCTCCAGCTCAGAGATCGTAAAGGGCGGCTCCTCAGGATACTCTCCCGTATAGCCTTCGTCAAAATAGCAAAGCTCCGGCTGACGCTCCTTTAATTCCTCAATGATCAGACCCATCTGGAGCCCCCAGTCTCCCAGATGAACGTCGCCGATCACCTTATGGCCCACAAAACGGCCCATGCGCTTAATGGCTTCACCGATGACGGCGGCACGGAGATGGCCCACGTGCAGGGGCTTTGCCACATTGGCTCCGCCGTAGTCCACGATCACGGTCTCCGGATGCTCCACCAGCTCCATTCCCAGCTTCTCTCCAGTCCGCATCCCATTCATATAATCGGCCAGAAAGCCGCTTCCGATCTTCAGGTTAATGAAGCCCGGCATAACAGCGGAAACCTCCTCAAAGATCTCGCTGTCCTTTAAATGCTCCACCACACCGTTTGCGATGTCGATGGGTTTCTTTTTATAGGCTTTGGCCGCAGCCATGGCGCCATTACACTGATATTCGCAGAGGTCCGGGCGGTTGGATAAAGTCACCTTACCGTAGGTGGCGTCGTAGCCTGCGGCGTTGAAAGCCCCTTTCATTTCCTCTGTGATTCGGTCAAGAATCTTTTTCATTGCTTTCTCCTTCTGTTCTATATGGCAGATTCATTTATTATAACCCATGGGGAACGGATTTGGCAAGTGTTTCCGCGGAGATTCAGCAGGGAAGGAAAAGACCGGAGTCCCCTGTACGGGACTCCGGTCTTCCACTGGAAACGGCCTTATTCTTCTTCATGCTCCGCCATATAGGCCACCAGACCGTCAATGAACTGGGCGTTCTTCGGTTTGGCATTGAATGGATACGGAACCAGCTCCTTTAAGAACTGCCGGTTTCCATAATTCCATATCATATCTACCATAGTCCTTATGTTCCTCTCCACACAGAAGGGCGTTGTATGATAACGTTCGGCCACTTCATTATACAGCCACTTGCACTGATAAATGGTCTTTCCGCTGTCCATGACGATCTCAATGGCAGTGGCCGTATAATAAAAGCCCAGGTAGCCTCCATTGGCGCCAAGAATACGCAGCAGTTTATGGGCAGCATTTTCTCTGTTTGTCATTACGCCTGTCTCCATTTCTTTTGTAGATTTGCATCATCTTAGTTCTGTTCCTTTATTGTAGTATGGACGCTGTAAGACGAAAATAGAATCATGACGACAATTTTCGACTTCACTTCAGTTCCGCGATCCGTGTGACTCCCACATAAATATGGGAGATCTTATACCAGGTGGAAAAATCCACCGTTCCCGTCACCGGAAGGCCGAAAACCGACTGGAACGCCTCCACCGCCCTGGCTGTGGCCGGGCCGTAGATCCCATCTGCGGCGATCCTGGGAACCGCCGAATAGACAGTGGCGACCGCATCCAGCTGCTCCTGTATCTGGCGGACCTTGTTTCCGCTGCTGCCTATGACGAGATCCTCCCCCGGCCAGGAGGCCGGGATCCCGGAAATGGCCTCCGCTGTATTGATATACAGATCGCTGCCGTAGAAGTACCGCAGGATCTCGATGGGACTGTACCCGCGTTCACCAAGGTCGCAGGATCCCCACTGTGTCAACCTTTTCGCTTTTGCGTACATAGTTCCTTCTTTAATTATATAGGTGGGAAAATGGTCGGAAATGACCAGAGATATTACCTGTATTATCCACGGATCCAGGCTGTCTGTCAAGCCCCTTTCCGTGTCTTAAGTCCCTTGCCAGCGTTCCGGAGACAAAAAAGTAAACCATGCATCTTGCAATCAAGATTGGCATATGCTATAATGCCGATAGGCAAACGAAATATTTATTTCCACTGGAACATGAAAATCCCCAGAGCGGCATCTCTGGGGATTTTCTATTCCTAATTTTTAAACGGGAAGGCTTAGACCCGTAGGCTGGTTACCGGCTATTTATCGCTGTCCAACCATTTGATGATGTAATGGCAGGTCACATCAGCCACGACGGCGACAAGAAACGAAATAAAAATTTCCACATGGAACACCCCCTCTCCTTACCGGTATAGGGGCGGTAACACGCCTATTATACTACACCCTTCCAGACATTTCTACATTTTTATACGATTGTCAGTGCTCCCCTTGCATCCGTCCGACACCGGATCTCGCCCTGCAGCATGGCTCCATCGGCCCCAAAGGCAAACACCTCGTCACCGATCTGCATGAGCCTTCCGGTGACCATTGCACCATCAGAGCCAAGGTAATACCACTTGCCAGCCTTATCCTGTCTCCATGCGTTGGTAACCATTGCGCCAGATCCATCAAACCAGTACCACCGGCCATCGGGATCCCGGTGCCAGTCGTTGCGTACCGGCTCTCCTGTGTCTCCGTGATAATATCTCCAGATCCCGGCCTCCTGGATCCAGCCGGAAAAGAAATCTGGCTCCGGCGGAGCAGCTTTGGCCCCATCATCCAAAACAACTACCGTGTGCCCCTTTGTCCTCGTTACCAGGATATCCCCACGCAATAAGTAGTCTGGCTTTTTACAGTACTTGTCATCTTTTAAGATATCAAACTTACCGGTCGCCCGCAATGTACTCACCTCATTGGCTGTGTTAAAACTGGCCACTTTAACTCCGGCGTACAGGCAGCATACCCGGACAGCCTCGGAGCAATCTGTCTCGCAGGGTGACAAAACCTTGCTGGCATCATATCCATATCCAGCAGCAATAGCAATCAGGCTTGTCCTGTGCTCCTGACAATAACCAATATTATTGTTGGCGCAGATGGATTCCATGTTGTGGGCAATCAGCTCACGTACTGGCCTATCTTTCGCGCGGATAACGACCCACCCTTTGCTATGCAGATACCAGTCCTGCGTGGACACCTCCCTTCCGCTCTTCTGGTCTCCCGGCTTTCCGCCATTGATTCCACCATTTTCATTCGATCTTGCGCTTCCGACTCTTACCATATGTGTTCCTCGCTTTCCATTTAAAAAGAATGCCCCCCAGGGGTAACTATCTCTGGGGGGCTATTGTTGCGACGTCGCAATAAACATCCGGCTTAACCCCGCCGGCCGGGAGATACTGGATCACCTCCTTAAGACTTGTCCATAGGCTTTTCCCGGTAGCCTGTCCGGTCCCAGATCTCTTTGAGCCGCTCCCATCCGTCCATAGCTACCAGTGCCACGATAAAGGCCCCGATCATACACGCAAAGACCATATACCAGGTGATCTCCCGGTCCATCCACGCCATCAGCGCCACAAAGGTCACCGGGCACAGCACCAGGGACAGCACGATCACCACCGCTGACGTGGGGAGCTTATCTAAGCCCGGCCAGGATTTGACCACCTGGGTAATTGTAGACACCACAAAGGCCATCACGCCGATGGCCACCAAAAGATACGATATGTACTGCATGATTCCGCTAAAATCCATTCTATTTTTCCCCTTTCATTATCTGATATACTGCACGGCCAGCATTGCAAGCCCTGTGATCACAGCACCAGCCAGGAGCCCCACAGCCGTGTCCAGGACCTTGTCCGACATCCGCTGCCATCTCCTCGCCGGCTGCTGCTCCAGGGCTTCCAGGCGGCCGTCAAACCGCTCCAGCCGCGCTCCCTGGTCCTTAAGCTCTGATAACATCTGCCGCATGTCCTGGGCCAGGGCATGGACGGAGATCGTAAGGTCCTGGATCGCCTTTACGGACTGCTCCAGATCATCGATCCGGTGGTTCTGGCGGTTGTCCTCATCCCGGAGTCTGGCAAGCTCCGCTTTTACAGCCTCATCCATTGGTATCACCTCCATTCTTTCCAGAGAGCTTCTGTCCCGGATATTCCAGGCTCCCAGACATTATTGTCAACAAGGGATTCCCAGGTCTTTCCTCCATGGGCAACGCGGTCGCCTTTGGCA